GGCAGGCTGGCGAACGTCAGGCCATCGAGCCCAGCAGATCCCCCAAGCCCATCCGGCCGAGCCCTTCGAAAAAAGGGGCCAGGTTGTCCCGCAGAACTTCGAACACGATCTGGTTCATCACCAGGGCGTCGATGTCGTCGAACGCGATGCCGCCGCGCTGCACGAACACCGGCGCCCAGCGGTCGCCCTGCTGGCGCTGCACAACAGCCAGCGCGCGAACCTGGATGTATTCCACATCGGCATCGGACATGCTCGCGAAAGCAGCGGCCAGCGGCTCAAAGGCGCGCGCCGGATCGCTCTTGATGGCGCCCACGACACCCGAGAAGGCCGACACCAAGGGCGCCAGGCGCCGGATGATGTGAGACTGCTCGAAGGCGTTCATGCGGCCGGAGCGGTATTTCTGTCCAGAGACTTCGAACTCGCTGGTCATGGCTTACACCTGATTTGCGATGGAGAGCAGCAGGCCAGCCAAGGACTGGTCAATGATGCCGGCGTGGAACTCCCATGCAATGGTGCCGCCCTCCTTGGCGTAGGAGTTGGTCGGGATCTTGCCGAACGCTACCTGCTGGCAAGTGATCTGGTCACCTGTTTGCGGGTTGGAGATCGTCAGGATGTTGACCCCGTGCAATGCCGAGCTGGTGCGCTGCAGCTCCACCATGTTCGACAGAAGGGCATTCGTCGGGCTGGTCTTGAGCAGGTGCAGCGTGATACGGCCGGACTTGTTGGCGTGCAGGCTGTGCATCGGGGAACCGTCAGCGCCGATGGTCATCGTGTTGATGTCCTCGGACGGGTCGATGCTGATGCCCTCCTCGGCAACGCCGGCGCCGGAGCCCAGCGAGAAAGCGCCGCCAGGGCCCTTGATGGAGGCCTTGACGTCGAGAAAGCTGTAGGTGGAAGACATGGTCTTGAATCCTTACCGGTTGACGTTGATGGCGATATCGACGGAATGCACGGCACCAGCCAGCTTGACGGCGATCTGGAACGGGACGGACTTGCGCGCCTCGCGGTCACTCTGCGCCTGGCTGGCCATGGTCGGCGTGAAGAGGTAGTAGCCCTTGGGCAGGAAGTCGCCGGGCTTGAGCGTGCCAAAGCCGCCGGATGTCCAGTTGCCGGGGCCAACAAGGCCATTGTTTCCCGCGGCAATCAGTGCGCCCTCGATGGTGTTGGCGATCAGGTGATTGCCTTCGTCGGTCTGCGGAATCTTCGTGGTGCTCGTGTAGAGCAGATTGAACGCGTCCGTCTCGATGCGGTTGCGCAGCCACGCGAGGCCGTGGATCTCGTCGAAAAAGGCCGGGCCGGACATCACGCCATCCTGAATGATCGCGGTGGAGTTGGTGTAGAACGCGAAGACGTTGGCGCGCTTGGCCTTGAGCGTAGCGGCCTGGCTGGTCGTCAGCACCTCGTAGGTGACGCCCGGCTCCTGCTTGTACATCAGCGTGATCGTCGAGCGGTTGGCGTTGAAGTCCACCGAGAACGCGCGGCCGAACATCGACGCTGCGGCGTACGGGATCTGGCTGTACTGCACAAACGACTGCCGGTAGCCGGCCGCAGCCATCACGCTGGCGATGTCGGTGGTGATCATCGAATCAAGCAGCGTGGTCGAGCTCGAGGACACGCCGTAGATGTGGCGCTGGTCGGCCTCGATCAATGCAGCGACGGCCAGGTGTTGCGCATCAGTCAGGGCGGAGTCGGCGAACAGCAGGCCGAAAAACTGGGTGGAGAAGCGGTCCAGGAACGACGCCACGGCAGCATCCGGCGTTTCGGCGACGATGCCGGCGACGGGCGGCGATGCGAGGCCGGAGGTCAGCTTGAGCAGCGCGGAAATGTTCGTGCCGGCGCCCGGGGCGACAGCATAGGCAACCGTCGATGTGGCGCCGGTGGTGGCGCTGGTGATCTTGAAGCGGGAGCCGTCCCATGTGCAGGAGCCGGCCACGCCGAGCGCAGTGGTGATGACCGACGCCACGCCGTTCAGGTTGGTGGCACCGGAGAAGTTCAGGCCGGTAAGCGCTTTGACGGTGCCATCGACGGCGACCGAGAAGCCGCCGGAAGTGATAGCCGTCCAGGCGGCAAGAGTCTGCTCAAGCGCAGACAGCACACCCCCGCGCAGCAGGCCGGCGCTCGCCGTCTTGGCCCAGCGGCCAACGTAGAGAGCCTGGGGCTGCGGGCTCTGCGCGAAATACAGGGCGGCGGCCTTGTACTCGGGCGCGGACGTGCCGAAGTCGATCCCGACGCTGGCGATGTCGCTGTAAAGGCGCATCCGCTCGGAAACGTCGATCACGTCGGAAGAGCCCATGACGAGCAGCGCATTGAGGTTCGCGCCCTGCGCCGCCAGGGGCGCAAGGTTGATGGCGACTCGAATCAGTCGCGATACGGAAAGGCCAGCCATGCCGGGTGCTCCTATGGGTTGATGGTGATGTCCGGCGTCTGAATGCTCAGGGCCGGGAAGCGACGCACAACGGCGCGGCGCAGGTTCAGGGTTGCGTCAATTCGGTACTGCCATCGCTCGTTCTGCAGCGCCGGCACGGCAATGGCGTCGGTGATGTCGATCAAGCCAAAGCCGGCGGCGGTCAGGTAGGTTCGGTTTTGCTCAAGGCTCACGCCCTCGCGAAGCCGGGCTTCGGCCTCGTCAGCGCCAGGCCCAAAGAAGGACAGCAGGACGGATAGCTCTTGCTGCCGGTAGATCGTGCTGCTGGCGCCGTCGTCGGCGTGAAGCTCTGAGGCGTGAGCATCGCTCTTGCGGGATGTAATACCCAGAGCGATCCACGTCGCGTCGTTTGCCGGCTGATTGGGCGGCTCCGGCTGCCAGCGAGGACGAACCAGCGCGCCCTCAATGCCAGTGATGGCCGACACGTACTGCTGCAGGAATCGCTGCAGGCCTTGGCCTTCAAGCGGTGCTGGCCCGCCGGGGATTGGCGTCAGGATTCCCGCGGTGGTGCTGTCGCTCATGTCGGCTCCGCCTCCTGGTAGTCCATGGCCGAGCACTCGGCGCACACGAAGCCGGCGCCGTAGTGCGACCAGTCGAAAACGGTCGTCACCACAAAGTCGCGGCCGGAAAAGACGATCACATCAGGCTGGTGGCCGACGGCCGGGCCGATCAGCTTGAACATCGTGTGCACGGTGATCGTGTTCGGCTGGCGCTGACCCTCGGCCGCCCGCTCGATCTTGGGCTGGCTGCCGAGGGTCACGACAGCCGTTACGGTATGCGTTTCGGTCGTTCGCGCACCCTCGCCAAAGCCATTGACCGACTCGGACCGGCGCTTGACGGTGATCTGTTCGGCGAAGTCCGGATCTATCAGCAGATCGGTCACGTCAATGAATGGCATGGGCTACTTTCCGCGGATGACGTACGTGATGGAGTTGCGAAGCTGCCCGGTGTCGATCAGCGGCTTTTCGCCGGACCGGGGCGCCTTCTTGCGGTTCTGTCGCCGGTAGATCGTTGAGGCGGCCAGCGGGGCGAAGTTGCCGGTATTGATCGTCGTCTTGACGGCGTTTGCAGCCAGCAATCCGATCCCGCCGAGGCCGCGGGAAACCTCTTGCTGTGCCCCTGGCTTGCCGGAAGTGACGCGTGTCAGCGTTATCCTGGCACGCTTGGCGAGGTCGCCGCGGATCTTGAGGATGGTCGGAACGAGGAACGGGCGCGCCGGCAGGTTTCGCTCCGGTGCGCCGGTTTCGAGGATGTAGCCGATGGCGGCGTTGTTGATCGGCCCGTTCTCGTCTTCTCGTCCAGCGGTGTCGGACGGGACACCCACCAACACCTGCCGCTTGGCGAGCGCCTGAATCGACTTGAGCACGTCATCGACAATATCGATGCGCGTCTCAATGTTGCCGCGCTTGCTCACAGCTGATACCCGCCGGTGCCCATCATGCGCAGCAGGGCATAAAACTGCGTGCCGTAGCTGCTCAGGTTCCAGTGTCCAGCGCCCTCGAGGGTTGCCGCCCCGGTGTCGTAGGACACCGAGACCTTGTCCACGGTCTTGCTGGCCACGGGCCCGGATGACTGGCCGACCGCACCACCTCCCGCTGCCGCCCGCTGATTGGCGTTGTCGATGGCCAGGTGATGCGCCGTGAACAGCTCCATACCGTGGTCAAGCAGATCCGCCCAGCGCTCCGCGTTGAGCATCTTGGCCGACAGCGTCAGCCAGAAGGTCACGCGGGGGTCAGGCGTGGCGGAAAACTCGGGGAAGTCCGCCCGGAAGGTGGCGAGGTCGGCCATGGTCAGGCGTCCTTCTTGGCCTTGGCCGGCGCCTCGGGCTTGGCCTTGGCGGCCTCCTCCTTCGCGGCGACAGCCTCGGCCAGGGCGGCCTTGAGGGATTCGATTTCCGCATCCTTGGCCGCCATTTCTGCGGCGGCGTCCTCGGACTGGGTCGGCGCCGACTCGGCGGTGTGCGCCTTCACAAACCAGTGATCGGCGATGTCCTGCTCAACGGTATGCGCGCCGGCGGAAAACTTGACCTGCTCGCCCCCGTCCAGGTTCAGAACGAAGGGCTTGGCGATGTAGATTTTCGGCATGTCGGGCCTCAGATACCGTCGGCGTAGGCCAGGGTTTCGGGATAAACGAACTCGACGGCGCCAAGGCGGCCGAAGTAGGTCGTGATGTGGAACAGAGAGCGATACTCCAGCGGGGTGCGCTGCAGCGGGACCATCGGGAAGCGCACGCGGTTCTGGGCCTTGGTGTATGCCACCATGCGGTCGGTACCGGAGGTGCCGCGGCCAACCAGCCACTTGACCGGCCGGATGTTCAGCGGGCGGCCGTTGCTGGCCAGGCTGATGCTGTTCTGACGCAGGAACTCAAGGATGCTGATGTTGCCGGCGTCGCTGACCTTGCGGCTGATGAGTGCGCCGTACTGGGTCGGAGGAATCAGCAGGGTGTCCGGAACGACAGCCCAGCCGGAAGCGGCCCATGTGTTGGTCAGGATGGTGTTCACATCCTTCAGGATCTCGTCATGGGTCTTGGTGGCCCAGGTCGTGGTCGTGGCGGCGCCGGCAACGACGTTGGAGGTGCTGACCAGCGGGCTGTTCACCAG